TACAATTATACAGGTGAACCCACTGCGAGAACTTGTCACACAGTTATGCTCAAACGTCAAAAGTATAGCAGTGACTCTCGCCGCGCGTGCGATTCAGCACAGCGTACCGGCAAGAATCTGCGATTCGTCAGTCAGATCCTAAGGCGTGAGTCCCTCTGTAGGGAGGACTTCATCGCGAATGGATCAGAGGACTGCGAGTCTCTGCAGAAGAAATGGAAGGAGTGGTCAGCCATCGAGGGCAAAAGGTTAAAGGGGGAGGCGAGGTTCATATTTGCGAACGCGATCAAGGGTACCAAGACCTTGTTCGATGAACCTTGCTCTCAGAAAGACCCCTCTTTTAACTGTGATGTCCGGGCCGGCCGGGTAGCGAAAGAAGAGTGGTGCGACCGTGCACTGAACAGGGGGCCCGCTAGGCCTGGGAAACCAGGGCGGACGGAACCTGCAGTGCTTCTTGACATTAAACGGCGCACGCGAAGGATAATGGGAAGGAGGTGGTTTAGGGGGAGAAAGGGGGTATACGTCCCTGATCAACAGGGATGTTTAGAGATGGAGCGGGGATTGGGTGGCACCCTTTCCGTACCTATCGGAGATCCTGGTTCTTCTGAAGAGAAAGCCGAGAGATTCTACGATGAGCACGGGTACGGTACTCAAGATAAGGGCCGGTGCGGCGTTAACGCCGCGCTTGAAGATGGCCACCAGATCCCAGAATCCGCGGAGGAGGCGGCGTATTGCCGCCTCGGTGCGGCCAAGACTAAGGGCAAGTTGAGAGTTGTGACTATGCAGGCTTCCATTGCGAAGGACGTTCTACGTCCTGTCCATGAGTCAGCCTATAATCGACTCTGCAAACACCCCTGGCTTGTCCGCGGAGATGTGAAGAAGGCTCATTTCGAGAGCCTCCGTTCCGCCTCCTCCGGCCTGGACTTCATCTCCGGAGATTACGCTGCATCGACCGACAATCTGAACTGTGACGCAGTTCTTGCCGTGGTCGAAACCCTTGCGGAATCTCTGCCCCCTCGTGAATCGGAGCTGTTCGTACGCAGCTTCAGGGATTGTCATGTGGTGGAAGGTAAGGATAGGTATCCCGTTGTTAGAGGTAGTATGATGGGCAACCTCGGTTCATTTGTAGTACTTTGCATATTGAACCGAATCTGCTTCGAGCGCGCTGTGCGGCTCGCCGGATATGACCGGCATCACCCCTCTATTCTCAACGGAGACGACATTCTCTTTCCAGGT